GGATCCCTATGGTTCTTCGATTGGTCGTATTTTATACCCCCTGGTGAAGTTTAGGAGGAGGGCATTAGAGTCTTATGTCCTTTATGGTGACAGATATGCAACCCCGACTACCGTAGCAACTGCCCCCCTAAGTGCATCAACAGCCGAAATCGATAATATTTATGGGATGATCTCAAATTTATCCCAAGAGACCGCGATGGTTTTACCTGAAGGGTTCGTATTGGATTTTATAAACCCTGAAGGTAGCCCCGATGTATTTAAAGGCTTGATTGACTACCTAGATAAAGTCATTAGCCTTCTGATTTGCGGTGAAAATGAAGCTGGGCAGGCTGAGTCTGGTTCCAGGGCTTCGTCAATGGTTGCCAACGTAGTTCGAGTGGTGAGGGCATCTGAGATATCAGAAATGATCTGTCATCAACTAACTCAAACTTTGGTAAGGTGGATTGTAGATTTAAATTTCGGTGCTGATGTTGCATCTCCGACTTTAACTAGGGAGTTCAGAATTGAGGAGTCCCAACTGACACCCGCTGATGTTTCCCTATTGATTCAAAATGGTTTCAAACCCCGTAGAGAATGGATTGAGAGACACTTTAGAGTTGATCTGGAAGATGAGGCTAAATCTGCTGAGGGCCAACAGGGTAGCGAAGGTGAAACTACGTTTGACCCTGAAAAGGATAAGAACCTATATGAGTCAATTTTTGGCCCTGATGATGGTTCGGGTGGGGATGCTGAAGGGGTCCCAGGATCTACCACTGAGGGCGAAGTCCCAGAGGTTCCCCCTACTGAAGGGGGTCCGGCTGAGATGACTCCGGACGAGGTGGCCCCAGATGAAGGGGCCCCGGATGAGGGAATTCAGGGTGAAGAAACCCCGGATGATACGACCCCGACTGAAGAAACCCTGGATGAAGAGGCTCCGGTTGAGATGACCCCAACTGAAGAGACCCCGGATGAGACGACTCCGAATGAAGAAACTCCAACAAAGCAACCCCCTGTAGAAAAGCAACCAAAAAAGAAAAATAGCAAAGCCAACAAAGAGTTAGACTCCTTACTATCCGATTTAGACTCTGCATTGGCTGAAGAACCAGGGGAATCCGAACCGGGGGAACTCCCCGAGGAAGGGTCAAATGAGGCCGAATCCACAAGTGGAATTTCCGATGGAGAATTAGACTCTATAATATCAGAGATGGAAAACAAGGTCAAGGGTAAAAAATAAGCATGAGTAAATCCGATAAAAAAGTGTTCTCAAAAAAAGTCCACGTATTTAAAGCTGGCCCCCAAACTAGCGCACAGGGTGTGCAGAGAAACTTCTCTGCTGACGACCTTAAGGAAGTTGCAAACTCATATGACCCCAAAGTCCATTCAGCCCCCCTTGTAATTGGCCACTCTGGAGATAACGACAGCGTACCTGCTTACGGGTGGATTAAAGGATTCTCTCAAAAGGGTGATGACTTATATGCAGATGTAGAATTTACGGATGTAGCTAAGGACTTAGTTAGAGGTGGTCATTATAGGAAAGTTTCCATTTCCTTCTATTCCCCCGATTCCCCCATTAACCCACACAAAGGCAAGTGGAGTGCAAGGCATTTGGCATTACTCGGAGCTGCACCCCCAGCTGTGAAAGGCTTGGAGCCATTCTCTTTCAGCGAAGAAGAGGGAGTTTTCGACTTTGCAGTAGCCTTGTCCCCTGACCAAATTTTTGATAAGGACTTAGGACCGACGCTGCTTATAGAAAAAAGTCCCCTAGAAATGCTAAAAGAAAGACTAGATGAAGTCAAAAGTGAAGTCAATCAGTCCCTACAGCAACTAGAACAAAACCAGGACCAACAAACAGAACCAGATGTCGGCCAAGGCCAACAACCTGAAACCACAAATTCGGCGGATCAAAACGCCAACCCCGATAACCCTAATCAGCAATTCTCTGAAATGAAAAAGAACTTGGGGCGCGAAGGCGCTGAAATCACTGAGTCTACTCAAGAAGTAGCCAATCTAGAAACCAAAGCACCAGAAAACAAGCCAAAAATGTCCAAATCAAAAGTTTCCCCCGAAGCCAAACTTGATGATACCGAAGAAGACGGGGAATTCAAGGAAGTTACCGAATGTGGCAAAAAGTCCAGAATGATGGACTCCCCTGAGGATGAGACGGAGCGCCAAGACACCGAATTCGAAGAAGGCATTAAGCGCCGTGTCTCTAAAGGGGCTGGTGGCCAGGAAGTTCAGGTTGTTGAGCAAGTATTTGAGGAAGGTATCGATTCTCAGCATAAGGAAGTTTCCAAGTCCAAGAAAAAGAAAGCCCCCAGTCAACCTGTTGACGAAGCGGACATGGACGAAGAGGAAATGGATGACGAGGATTCAGAGTACAATGAACTAGAGTACGACGAAGTTAGTCACAAAACCGCATCTAATGGGAAAGTATCCTTTGGTACCCGCAAAGGTGAAACCGGAGATAAAGTTACTGGCCGTTCAGTTACTGCCCGATCTAAAGATGATAGCTACGGTGCCCGTCAAAAGGCTGGTAAAGCCCCAGAGGAAGACCGCGAGGGTGTAACCAGCGATGGTGAACAAGACGAGGACCGTCTCAAGACTGCAAAAAATAGCGAACAAGACGAGGACCGTCTCAAGACTGCTAGAGAGGAAGATGGTGACAATAGTCAGGAAGGTCGTTGGGCCGGTCAAGACACTATGGCCAAAGATAGAAACAACGATCAGTATGACGATGCCAGCACCAAGTACCCAGAGAAGCAACGCCCTGGAACTTCCGATGGGAAGGATCCCCATGGCCGCAGCGAAGGGCCTACCCCAGTTTCTAACCTTTCTGAGGAAGACCCCGACAATCTCGACATGGCAGTAGATGTCAAATCAGTTAAAGGTAACAAAACTTCTCGCGTCATTCACCAATCATCTAGCGACAAAAGAGCCCCACTCAAAGGTGGCCCAATTGCCGACCATGCCGAAGGTGGTGAGCCTGATGAAGAGGGGGTCGTCCGAGAACCGAAATCCGCCAAGACTTCCAGTGGTAAAGCCCCCCGTGGCCGCGAGGGTGGCCCGACTGATTTCCCAACTCGCTCTGAGGAAGATCCGGATGATCTCGACATGGCAGTTGACCTAAAGGATGCTACCCAAAGTGATAAGGTCCGGGTTGTTCGTCAGAAGTCCGGTGAGAAGGCATCCGTCAACCATGCTGAAGGTGAAATGTCCCGCCGTAAAAAGGCAGCGGAGGAGGAAGACCCAATGACTGTAACAGGCAAGGGTTCGACTTATAAGGAGCCCAAGGGTTCCATGGGAGCTTGTTCTGACGGGGAAGAAGAAGTTAAGTATAGCGGAATGGGTTCTGCAGGTCAAGCCCGCCCGACTGGGTTCCCCGCCCAAATCTACAGGGAGATCGAAGCCCTTAAGCAAGAAAACGATAGGCTCAAGAAGGAATTCGAAGAGCAGAAAGTTCATGCCCATAAACAAAGGATTTCCCACTACGTTGAGAACCTTTATAGCGACGGCAAACTGACCAATGCTATCATTCAGCAAGATGAACTGCAAAGTTTCTGCGAAGGTTTAGAATTTGGGACCTTGGAATTCTCTGAAGGTGAAACACCAACATCCAAACTTTTTGGAATTTTAAATCGCCTGCCAAGCATGGTGCATTTTGGGGAAATTGTTGGACCAGAAGACAAAGCATTTGAAGCAACCTTAGAAAACATGGATCCCCATGAAAGAGCCCTTGAAATGGTAAAACGCGGTGAAGCCTCCGACTATTTGGAAGCCATCAAAACTTGCCTTTGGACTTCTAACTGAGCTAAATGGATCTCCTCTCCCTGATTGGCTCTGTCACTAAAAGGAGGGGAGATTTTTTCTCTAATGCCGAATCCCTGGCCAAAAAAGCTAAAACCATCGGGAACCTAGAGAGTATGATGCTTAAGGATTCTAAGCTTTTAGTTAAGTCTCTGAAGGACAAAGACATAAAGTGGGACGAGTTTTCTCGTGCCATGGTTGACAAAACCTTAGAGGCATCTTTAGCAGGAGTCTACCTTGGGTCAGCATCATCGAAGCCTAAAGCAAAATTGGAAAAAGCATGGCCAACAGTTGTCGGACAATTGGTGCCACCATTACTTAAATTCCTCGATGTGACAAAGGCCCGATTTGAAAATAATGCAATTTCCATAATCGGGAGTGGAATGGATTTTGCCTCCAAAGGTCCATCTGGCGACTATGATTGGGATATTTTAGAGGATCCTGATTACGATTCGGAGGATCCCGAGGTCCAGAATGCCATACAGAATTCGATTGATTCCGGTGTGGGGCAAACCTGGCAAGGGGTTTTTTCTAGGGTTTCTCGCTACCTTGTTACCCCAGCTTACGCATTTTTCCAACTGGGGGATTACCTAGTTAAGGAAGAACAAGGCCATAAAGAAATGATGCGAGTTGCCAAAAAAGATAAGAAAACTTGCAGAGATTGCAAAGAATATGAGAAGTTAGGTTGGCAACCAATCGGTTCCTTACCACTTCCTGGACAAAGATGCAGATGCTATGACAGATGCCGCTGTATCGTTGATTACCGTTGATTTTACACAAATTTACAAAAAGAGAACTAAAATGGCCATCCTTAGACCAATTGCAGAATGTCACATAGAAATCTCCCTGTCACAGGATGTCGGGGAAATGAATTATAGGGCAAGTTTTATAACTGCATCTGAATTAAAGGCCCACAAGATTGGCACAACAGTGTCATATGACCCTATCACGATTGGATCATGCTTTGACCCGATTTACTATAAAGATCTTATTAACTACTGTGTAGAACACCTTGGTACTAAGAAGGGGTCCGAAGATTCCTTCACACTAGAGTTTGGGATCACCCCAACGGATGGCATAGAAGTAACCTCCCAATATCGACTCACCGGGTGCCAACTAATTGGCTATTCCTTACCAAAATTCAGTCGTGATAGTGGAGAGGTAGCCCAATTCAGCCTTACCTTCCAGCCATCCAGAGTATCAAAACTCCTAACCTAAAGGCTGGGTAAAAACCAATTATCACATCAGCTAGGTGAAAAACAAGTCCTAGAGTAAACCAAAAGTCAACACATATTAAGAAAAAGATCATGAGTCTAAACATTGCACCCGTTTACGCAAAACAGTACATCCGATATGCTTCCACCTGGCAAGCCGCTACCGACAACCAAGCTGGTAGTATTGGCGTAGTCGAAATCCCCGAATTTTCGGTTGTCGCTCAAGCAACCTATGCCGGAGCTAATCTAGTCTGCTCCCCTGGTAATTTAACATCCTTTACCGGGGCCATCGTAGGTGTTAGCCAGTCTTATATCCCGACTGCACTATCCCAACCTCAAACTGCCCGTCAAGTTAGTGTCGCTAGTAGCGGCTCTTTGATCGTCGAAGTAAGCGCTTCGGCTGTCGCTGCTTTTACCATTGGTAGCCGCCTTTCTGTTGGTACCGACGGTAAAGCACTCCCAACCGCCAACAGCGGTGTGAACGTTACCCTAGATGGTACCACCCCACTCATTCGTGAGATTGTTACGATCGGTCGTCGTACCTTGGTTATTGCAACCTTCAACTGATTGCTGATTGAATTTTTACTATGGGGCTCCGAAAAGGGCTCCTTTTTTTATGGTTAGGCTTCCATTAGCAAAGTGTGGGTATAACTACAGTGACCCTAGAGTTTTCGAACTTTTGGGGTTAGATTGCCAAGGCAATCTTTGAAGTCAACCTAGAAAAGGAAATCATCTATTATGATGAATCATGGCGGTTCCGCTCAAGGGTAACCTTGGGATGAAAATCGGGTGAATTGCTGGGAAGCCTACGGTTTCAAACGAAAGTTTGATGCTATGGTAATCAGCAGCGAAGCGTTTTCGGGAGAAAACGAACGTTCAACGACTAGATTAAGTAGCCTAGAACAGGTGAACAATCCACGAGCGCCCGACAACTTGCTTGCAAGTTGATGATATAGTCTGATCTTTGCAGAAATGTAAAGAAGTGAAGGATAAAGAGCCTTTACGATAACATAATGCTACAACAGACCTACGCAGGTGTGGATTAATTAGGGTCCCTGTCATTTTAATGATGGCAGAAAACTGGGTGAACTGCTGGGACACCTTACTTTTGCTATGCAAAAGAGGCAATCAGCAGCCAAGGCTTTTAGGGATAAAAGCAAGGTCCAACGACTAGAGTTAGTAATCTAGAACAGATGAAAACTCCACGAGCGCCCAGCTCCTTGACTCCTCAGCATGGGAGTTAAAGGATGATGATATAGTCTGACCTTTGCAGAAATGTAAAGAAGTGAAGGATAAAGAGCCTTTGCGATAACATATTGCCCATTTAAAGGAGTGGCTTTGTTTTTAACAAAGAAAATCCGGTGAATTGCTGGGAAGCCTACGGCTTCAAACGATAGTTTGAAAGCTATGGTAATCAGCAGCCAAGCCTTTTCGGGAGAAAAGGAAGGTTCAACGACTAGAGTTAGTAATCTAGAACAGATGAAAACTCCACGAGCGCCGGGCGTTTTGTTTACAAAACGATGATATAGTCTGAACTCTTTGGAAACAAAGAGATGTAGGGG